GAGAGGCTCGAGTCACATCCAGTGCTCGACCTGCTATCCCAGCCATCGACGCGCGTTAGCGCTCAGCTCTGGCGCAAGCAGATGGTTTGTGATTACGTGCTAACCGGTGATGCGTATAGCTTGATCGCAGGGGAGCGGGAACCGTCCGCACTGCTTCGTCTTATCCCGCAACGGGTGACGGTGAAGCCCTGGTCAGATGGTCAACCGGGATCATACCTCTACGATTCAGGTGGAAAGCAGAGATCATATTCATGGGATGAGGTCATCCACATCAGGTCGCCGAGTTGGGAAGACGACCCGTCTAACCTGTTTGGAACTGGGGCGGTGAGACCGCTTGATCACGACCTAAGGACAGAGCTGGCCAGCATCAAAAGCGCTGAAGAAACGGCCAAAACTGGGCGCCCATCTGGCATCATCAGTCCGTCTGCACCCGATGACTTATGGAGTTCAGAGCAGGTGAAGCGGATCCGTCAGGCCTACTCCCAACAAATGTCCGGAAAGAGCGGGGTGTTGATTCTCGGCGGCGCGGCCCGTTTTGATTCGCTCTCACTCACGCCGAGGGATCTGGAGTTCTCGAAGCAGAGGCAGCTAACTCGGGAGGCCACCCTAGCGACGTTCTCTGTACCACCGACCCGGGTGGGCCTGCCGACTGCGAATTATGCAGCCAGCAGAGAACAGGCCAAGGTCTATTGGCAAACCTTGCAGGCCCGCGCCACGTTCTTGGATGTAGAGTTTTCAAGGCTCGCGAGGCTCTTTCCTAACTCCGAAGATGTGCGAGTGGTTCACGACTTCTCAGCCGTTGAAGCGCTGCAGGAGAGTCGGAGCGAACGGGTTGATAGAGTTCGGAAGTGGTACGACATGGGGCTCCCGCTTGCGGATGCTGCAGCCTTTGAGGGCTTCGAGGAGCTTCCTACTTTTGATCTACCTGAGGAGCCCGTACCAGAGGCAAGCCAGGAAGAATCCGAGACTTTGCGCGCCCTCTTCAACAGCCCTGTGAACAAGGCGAAGACAGAGCCCCCTAACCTTGAAGCGTTAGACCTGGACGGGCCTCTTCGTTTCTCGACGTGGTTTTCTGACGACGACGATGATGATGATGGAGAGTGGCGCGCATCCCCCATGCCTGTGACGAGGGAGCAGCGTGTAGAGGTTTGGAAGAGCTACATCCAACGGCTGCACGGTCCAACTGAGCGCGCGATGATGCGGGCGTTCCGGACGTTTCTGAAGAAGCAGTCGAAGCGATACGCGTCAAGGCTTCGGAAGGTCACCCAGAACAAGGGGATCACCAGATCGATATCAGATCAGGATATGGATCTAATCCTTGAAGACCAAGCGGAGCGTATCGCGCTGGCTCAAGCCGCCCGGCCTCTTGTCTCGACCGCCCTGATGACATCGTATCGAACGGCACTGAAGCAAATGGGCGCCGGGGATAAGGTGTTCGATCCTATCCGCCTCGATGATGCGATCAAACGGGGAACGGGGGAGCTGGTTGAAAACGTATCAAAACCTACCAGGGCGGCCGTTCGGTTGATCATAAATGAAGGGTTCGCCGAGTCTGTAACGATCGCCGAGATGCAGCGCGCCTTGATGGGCTCGAAGACATTTGATGCAGCCAGAGCGCTACGAATCGCGCGCACAGAGAGCACCCGGAACACAAACCTGGGAGCGCTTGCCGCAATGTCGAGCGCTTCAGATTTGGGCGTACCAGTTCGGAAGATGTGGATCTCGGCCGGAGATTCAGGAGTGAGGGAGGCTCACCAAGAGCTTGATGGTCAGTACGTGTTTGCCGACGAGGCCTTTAGCTCAACAGCGGGAACCCCCACGCATCCAGGCGGATTCGGCGAGGCGTCCGAGGACATTAATTGCCGTTGCAATTTGATCCCGTTCATAGATGAAGAAGACGCGGCCGACTTCAAGAACGAACGCGATGACATGTGGGCGGCACAAGAGGCTACGCGAGAAACAAACGAATCCATCAGGGATGACTCATGAAAGAACTAAATCCAATCCTGAGAGAGTTCACCGTTGAAGCCAGAGAAGCCGAGAACGGACAGATCACAGTCATCGCAAGCACTCCGGCCGTGGACAGGATGGGGGACATCGTAGAGGCTCCCTGGGATCTATCCAGATTTAAAAGCAACCCGGTGATTCAATGGGCCCACAATTACGAACTGCCCCCAATCGGCCGGGCCACATCGATCGGTGTTGAAGACGGGATCTTGATGGCGACGATCGAATTCGATGAGAGCGAAGAGAATCCACTCGGCAGGACTGTGGCATCCCAGATGCGCCGAGGCTTCCTAAATGCGGTCTCAGTTGGATTCCAGCCCAGAGATTCAATCAAGCGCTCGGCTTTGGATGTGGATGATCCCAGATACGCGGATCGAGGTATGGTCTTTCGGAACTCTGAATTGCTAGAGCTCTCCGTTGTGCCCATCCCAGCAAATCCGCAGGCGGTCGCGCTTCGCTCAGCTATCAAAGCAATGGACCCAAGAAGCCCAAGAGATCGGGCCGTGGACGCCTTGAGCGACCGTGAGACCCGAAACGAGATCGAGGCCATCCTGCTCTCTGAGCCTTCGACTGAAAACAAATCCTCACCGCGCCCGATGGTTAACGAAATCGCAGATGCGATGTCTGACCTGTTTGGGCCTGACCCCCTTTCTTCTGTCTTCGGCCACAGTGGTCGGGACGATTTGCAACCGTAGCCCAAAGGACAAAACTGCTATGGACTTCCTAGACAATACACCGGATCTGTCCAGCCCTGATGGGGCTCGGAAAGCTATCCACGACGTACACAAAGCCGCCAAGGAACTTCGAGACGATAACGGCAAGCTCCGCGCTAACGTGGAAGCAATGACCGCAGACCTAAAGGCCGCACAAAAGGCCCTGACTGAAGCGCGCGCATCGCTTATCGCACCTTCTCAAGGTGACTCCGAGATGGGTCGCTATATCGAAGGCAAAGGCCTCCGCACCACCGGACGAACCACCGATAAGGGCGTCTATCTTCCAGGCCTTCAGGACGACACCGCTCGTAATGATTGGCAGAAGGAATTCCAGAAAGCCTGTGAGACCTATACGCTTTCAACGGCTGCACAGGGCCGCCCTTGCAAGCGCGCTCTCGGGCACGTTCACCACATCATCGCACAGGCACCCGGAAACATCCGACGCGCTTTCGATTCCCAGAGCGGAAGCGGTGGTGAGTTTATTCCAGCGCCCGTTCTTCCACTTCTTGAGAAAGACGTGATCGTTCGTGGTCAAGTGATGAGCCTGTTCCAAGAGATCGCAGTTTCGTCGAACTCTCAGACCATGCCGGTCATCAGTCAAGGTCTCCGCCCCTATCTCAAGGGAACGGTAACCAGCGACAACCCCGCCCAGTTTGAGGCTTCCAGCCTTGGAACCGCAGCCCGCACCATCGCACCTAAAGGAATGGCCGTCAGGACGATTCTTTCAGATGATGCGGATTCTGACGCCATCTTCGATATGGTTCCACTTCTTCGCGAGCAGGCTTTGGAGGCGCTTTCTTATGGAATCGACGACGCTTGTGTAAATGGAGACACGACCTCTACACATCAGGACGATCTGGCAAATTGGGATCCACGCGGTTTGTTTGGAAGTGCCGGCCTTGGAACCAGTATCGACCATCGGCGAGCATGGATCGGACTTCGCGCCCGCGCTTATGACCAAAGTGCAACCGTCGATCGATCGACCTATAGCTTTGCCAACTTCCTTGCCGACTTGGCGGACCTTGCCACTCCTCGCGGAATCGGCGGAACTGAAGGGAACCTAATCTATATGGTTAGCCCGGAGATGTACCTCAGCAATATTGCAGGGCTCGACCAAGTGAGTTTAGTCGCCAATTACGGGCCACAGGCATCGGTGCTAAATGGAGAAATTGCAAAGCTGGGCGGAGCCCGGGTTGTTCTTTCTGACTTCATCACCGCAGACCTGAACGCATCGGGGCTCTACGATAATACGACCAAAACAAAAACCGGTGGCTTGATCTTCAATGCATCCAGGCACAAAATGTTTACGCGTCAAGGTCGACGTCTTGAACTTCAAAGAGACGCAAGCCGTGGAATAACCTCAATTATTACCACGTGGCGCGGGACCTTCATGCCTGTCTCCAGCTCGGCGACCGTCAAGGACGTCATCTGGGAATACAACCTCTCCAGCTAATAGCTAAAGGAATAAAAGATCATGTCAGTACAAGAGACAATCGTGATGATGGAGCAGCTAACGCAGGGAACTGCGGGAACTGCTGAGAACCATTACCTGACCGTTCCATGCGCCGGCGAATGGATGCTAAAGAAGGCATACATTAACGTCAGCACGACCGTGGCCACAGACTCCAGCGACTATGCGACGATCGCACTGAAGCAGGGAGCGACTACGGTTTCGAGCTGGGCAACTGATGATGGAGCGCTAACCGCAGGAACCGCCAAGGCGTTGACTAATGCAGCCGCAGGAGCGTCCGCCGTATTTGGCCAGGGCGATACCATTCATCTGCATGTAGCCAAGTCTGGAAGCGGTAAGGCCGTAAAGGGCACCGTTACCGTGTCCTTGCAGGCTATCGTTAGCTAATGAAGGAACGCCCCCAGGACCGGCCTGTGCTGGCTCTGGGGGCCTCCTCTCCTCTCGCGGGAGGCATACCCAGACCCGGGGT